CCCATACGGGGGAAAGGCTTAACCAAAAAGGTTAAAGGCCACCGTCATCCCATCCCGGGATGACGACCGTCCTGGTTGACCAGGTTCCTCGTTTGCGAAGTGTCGACATGCCACGTGTCGGATTCGATTCACACGCTAGGTACGGCTCATCCTCACGGAAGGGCTGCCCTAGTGCATAGATCGAAGCGAGCACGGCCGGTTCGAAGAATACGACCGGTTTCTTCTCTGGCTTGAAGACCCAGTGACTAACGATAAAGCCCTCGAACATCGGGTAAACCGTCGAGGCAAGTCTAAACTTGCCTCGCGGAGCCGGTGCCCAGAAGACTGTATCGCCCAACAGGGATGGCCCAAAAAGCCTATCACCTGCCCTCACCATACGCAGTGCTTTAGCTGCAGTACGATGAGAAGGGATGAGGCCGCGTAAAATCCCATTGTGGAATTTTATTAGGTCTCGGACGTCACGAAGAACAGACTCTACGAAGTAGGGTCTAACGTTCGTTCCAAGAAAATAGTCTTTTCCACAAGATTCACGAAATACACCCGAGTCGTGAGACTTAGATGCATTTACCGTGAACCCCTGAAAAGCTAGGGCATCGCTCAGGAGCTTAACGCCTTCGACTCCGATTGTTATGTCGTCGCCAAAAACGGTAACCTCCCAAGTTGGGAGACCCAAAACCTCCGCTACTGACATTGCTGTCGCATAGAAGAGAATAGTCTCCATCTCGAAAGTGTACCCATTTCCCATTGAAGAGAATTTGGAGTACACCCCGCGATCCCTCCCCAGTCGCCAGTGGGGACTTCGGCATGCCTTCATCGCTACCAGCCAATCGGCCGGGAACTGGTGCTCGATAACGGTTTTTGAGGCCGTATCGGACGCCATAGACAGGTCCATCGTCGCTACCTTTCCCGTAAGGGAACCGTAACGAGCTAGGTCCTGGTTCGTCTCCTGAGATTTGAGGTTAACCCCGTGAAGGGCTAATCTCTCTCTCATGAGGCGACCAATACCTAGCTGGATATACGAGTCAAATGAAGGCTCCGATGCAATAGACCTTTCAGTCTTTGCATTCTTGGGAACGAGAACGACCTTATTGCCGTCACTCACGCAGCGGTAGCCCCTTTGAAAGGACGACCAAAGCGTTATTTCCTCCAAAAGAGGGGAAAATAGAGTGAAGCAGAGGCCTGAACCAGTCACTGGTTCGAGGTATTTTTCGTACACTGAAGTACGGGGGTTACGGATGCTAGTTGTAGCACCCGGTCCCCAACGACAGCTCTCACCTAACCGTTCAGCCGGAAAGCGCCCTAAAATGCGGTGGATCCGAGATTTCGTCATCGAAATGATGCGATCAATCCCGGGCCCGGGGTATTTCTCCCCGAGCGATGGTCCACCGTAAACGGAACGCCAACGACTGTTGGTAGATGAGCACTGCGACTCCGCGCTCTCGAACCTCTCGAGCGCTACCTTTCTGCGGTCAAACGTGGTGGGTAAGAAATCCGCTTTAGTGAGCAGCTTCGTGGCCTGATAAGCCTTGAAGAAGTCATGGGCGTTTTCGAACCACGACGCGTCTATCGGAAGTCCTTCTGCGATCTGATCCCACTGCTCGTATCTTAGTAAAATACGAACGGAAAGAGATCTGGCACAGTCGAGCTCCTCCAATAGCGACACGCAGAGAGATAGAGTGGTCTCCATCGCGTCCCGCTGAGCGAGTTGCGATGATGAGGGCATGTAACCAGCCCTCATTTCCCATCACCCCGACCCGAAAGGTCAGAGCGGGGAAGAATCGCATTAATCGTGCGACCAATCCGTTCACAATGATCTCCCAGGGAAGAGGAAAAGGTCATGTCAACCCCATCTAGTTTAAAACGGAGCACACAAGTTCTTATGACGCAAATCACAAGAGCCCATGGAGCCTCGCCTAAACTAGAGGAATCGACAGAAGCCCCGTTCGAACTGCGGAGCACCAATCGGACTGAATAAGTCCGGGAGAAGCGCCCATTCGAATACGAAGCAGCCCAGCCGTCGACCTCCACGATAAAATGGAGAGAAACGGCGCCCGTCAACCGAGGGGAGTAGTGGTAATCTCGCAGAAGCGAGAAAACCGCATTCCCACACGAGATGGAACGGGCATTCTGAAGAGCAGTCTTAGACATACTAACCTTTCGACGCTAAGCGTCATGATGAGAAAACTCAGTGAAGGGCCTGACCGCTAGGTCAGGTCGGCTGCTGGTAGTTCTTGACCCAGTCAGCGATCTGCGAGTTCTGGTAGCCCAAAACGGCCATCTTGAACGCGTCAGCACGGTTTTGTGCCGTGCTGCGCGCGCTCCAGACAGTCTTGATGAACACCGCGCACTCGTAACCCTTCGTCGCCGCCGGCAGAATGCCGGAGACGGTAGAGTTTGAGACCACCTCGAGCGTCGGTTGGATGTACCGATAGTCGAGCGCGAACTTGCCTTTGCCTGCGTTGACGTCTTTCGACATCACGCCCATCGCAGAAATGGTGTTGAAGCCCACGGGTACGCCGTCCGGATTGGACGCCGCACTCTGGTCTTCCCACACATACATGCCATTGATGATGCGTGCAGGGACAAAGGTGTGATTGACCGGGGTGCCTAGGGCATCCGCGATCGTCATGTTGGCAAAAGCCGCCATGATTTTCCTTTCAATGTGCTAAGCACATAGCGCTTTCGAAGGCGCATAGAAGAGGCTCTGAGGAATCTCAGTTCACCTCAAGACCGGTTTCCGTTACCGGAAATTACGGTCAGTTCGCCACCCCGCATGATCGTGGTGGTTGGTAAGCCCTGCAAGTAAAGCGATAGAGTTGAGAACGTGACCGATGCTTAACGGATTCTTGAAACGCGGAAGCGAAGCAGAAGGAAATGTGTTTAACAGTTCCCTCCGAAACGCTACGTAGTCAGAAGAAGCATTAAGCTGCCGATTACTGCTCACAGCATTACCGCTTGAGATGTAAGACGTTACCAAGTTGTACTGTGCGACTTGCCCGCAACGGGTCAACGTCGAACGACATCCGTCGTGAAAAGACCAACCATGAGCAGCAGTGAGCTGCTCAAGGTAGGCCCCGACCGGTAAAAACCAGTCAACCACGAAGGACCACGGTACAACTTCCCAAAGAGGTACGAGAGGGTTTGTTAGACCCAAGGCGGCCGGCTCAGCGAGTGCATTATTAGGGTAAGCCCTAATCATGTAATTCACTGAGACCGACGTAAACCGAATCCCGTACTTCTTTCCGTAGTGAGGGTCGGCAGTCCAAGAGGCGTTATTAGGCGCCTGCTCAGTCTGCTTTCCTTTCACTCGGAAACACCTGGGGTAGGTGGTTTCCCTTTTATGCTGCTGAGTCACGAGGTCGAAGACATCGCCAAGTAAGGGTTTCCACCCATACTGGAGAGCCAACCACTGTTGTGAGATATCAGTAGCACGCAGCTTTCTAGCTGTTAAGGGATCTCCGCCCATCCTACGGATGGCGGAGGTCAAATTACCGCGACGTAAGTCTCGCGCCGTGTAAACCAACGTGTTGAGGACATTTTCAATGCCCCTAACTGTTTGCTTACGCTCAGCGAACATATTCGCGATATTTGCCCCTTCCCCCTTGAGCTGTTCGAACAACTTGGCTTTCGCCTTGTAGTCCGCAGTCTCAAGGACTCCTTCTATCACATTCGTCGGGAAAAGCGAGGTCGTTACCGGCCCCGTTATTCTCTGATGATAGTGATAGCCGGAGGGCCCATCTTCCGAGTACTGCCAGTTCCTTAGGCCGCGGAAGTCACGATGCCACTCTTTATGGTAAGCCAGGGGCTCATCCCGGATGATCTTAGGAAGCTTCTTCCAGTTGGGGCGTTTCACAACACCCCCACCATCAGTCACTTTCAAGATCACCGGAGTGAGAAACTGGGTTTGACCATAAAACGAGTCATCACGACGCCACAGCTTATCGTACTGTTCAGTATAGGGAACGGGCCGGCCCATAGTAGGCTCCTCAAGTGGATGTCAAACCACGCGAGGCACCTCTAACGGGTTCCCGTCGCTCATCTCAGAGCGACCTGGCCATCATGGGCCAGTTGACCTAAGGTCATAGAATACGAGAGCGAATGGGTCTAAACCATTCAGGAGCTTGGCCAACACTTGGCTGACGGCTCCCTGGATAAGTTCCAGCTACCGTAGAACGGTGTCCCCCCTCATGGG